GTCTTTTTCATCTGTTGCATGAATACAAAACCATACACAATCCTCCAAGGACTGAATAGAATGGTTTATCCCTGATTTTATTTCAAAACAGTAAGGAGCACTATACATTTTTTCTGTACTATCAGTCCTTACAATTACTTTTCCCTTAGCCAAAAGGCTTAAATGGCTGTATTTGTGAGCATGTTGGACAATTACATGGTCTTTAGGCAAAACAAACTGCTTGGCATACAAGCCATCAGAAAAATGGTGAACAATTTGAGGGTCAAATTCCATCAAACCTTCATTGGCTTTTAAAATATCAGCTAAATTCAAAATGTACCCCCTGAAATACCACCAAGAGCAGTCAAAGTGCCTTTTACAATTTCATTTCCATCAATTACTGAATTACCTGTAATTTCTTGATTACCCTGAATTGTCTGTTGACCAGTTTTAAGACTTACAAAATTAGGACTTTGTAGCCATAAAAGCCAAGGCAAAGCAGGCTGACCAGATGTGGGGTCTATAAAAGGCACTCTCGGCCAAATGATATTCCCACTTGCACTTGATGTTGAAATGGTCAATTTTCACCCTCCTCAGCCTTTAAATTAGCAGAAACAATCACAGCTTTCACTGGATCACTAATACTAACTTCAAAAATCCTGTCCCTAGCCTGTCCTAATCTTCTCCAAATTGCCCTGTTTTTGTACTTTCCAACAGCTCCAATGGTACACCAATGTTCATTGGAATAGGTAGAACCACCATCATTTGACCATCTAAGCATAGCCTGTGGATTCTGACCTTGACCAACTTCTAGACCCACACCAGGCTGAAATTGAATCTGTAATTCAGCAAAATATTGTCTTTGCAGATCAGTGACCAGATGTGGGCATCTTCTAAGTCTTCTAATGGTATTTCCTGCTTCTGTATATACAGAATTGTCTAATTGATAGATTTGACCATTTTGATAGTCTCCAACCAAATAGACATTATTAAAAATAGCTCCACAATTTGACCTGTGTCTATTAAATTGCTCTCCATCCCAAGATAGCCATTTATGCCACATTTCAGAGGCAAAATCAAAAACCCAAGTAATATTAATAGTGGGAAATGTAACCACATAGAATTCATGACCATCTAGCTGATAAGTATAAGCAACTGCATCAGCTATGTATTGATTCATTAAAGTCTGTTCAACAGCATGGGTACTAATTCTTTTAAAAGAATAGCCTTGCATGACTCCAATAATATTTTGACCCCTGTAGTCTTGGCTTACAAAAGCAAATTGTTCACCAAATCTGGCAACTGAAAAAGGAGCTGCAATTCCATGCTGTACAGATGTTCCAGTAACCCTTTGAAATGGAAAGCTAATAATGCCAGGAATAATATTTCCCACATCAGTCCACATTTCAGAAGTATATTCACCAAGCAAAAAGACTTGTCTATGGTCTACTATTAAAGAAACAAGTGGATCAGGAGAGCCATCTTTTGCCCCATAGTAGGCATTTGTGGATGTGACTAGACCTAAATCAGTGGCTGCCCAGTTTTGTGTTCCAGGCTGGTTGTAAATAATGTAGTTATCCACAACATCACAAATATTTGCCCCTTGCCAAGGACCATCTGAAGCAGGCAAAGTATTAAATGAATTTGTATTTGCAATCCAATAATACCTGTTAACACCATCAACAATATAGGCATTTAATCCTGTATTGGTCATAATGTTGTCTGTAATAGAAACATATCCACTTGAAGTAGTTAATGTTCCTATTTGGGTAGAAACATATCCACTTGAATAAGTTACTGAATAAACAATTGCACCTACAACAATAATTAAATATTTGCCACCAGAAAGAGTTCTCATGCCTCTAACTGGGGCATTATTGAGCTGAAGTACAGAAGTAAGACCTGGAGTTGGATATAGGGCAACAACACCTCTACTGCCAGGAGGCTTTAAAGGATCAATTTCAGGATAGAAATTGATGCACTCTTGAGCCTCCTGATAAATGGAGGCTGCTTCATAGGAGGGGCCGACAAAGCCAAAATCAGCCATTATCTAAAGAACCCCCCGCTGAGTATCCAGCCTGCATCCTTTTGTCTTCCAACCAAAAGTGAGTCTGCATAAGTGGAAACAATTGCTGGGTTCATGTTTGTCCTCTTGATTGTGGACTTTGACTGAGCAGCATACTTCATAATCATTGAGATTTGTGTCTGGCTTGCCTTTCCATACATAGGCATCAGTCTCTCAGCCAAACACCATCTCAAAGCCATGTTGTAACCTTGTGGCAAATTTATAGTGTCAAACTGTGTGGTAAATCTCTGGAAAAGCTGGTCAACAAAGATGTGCATTTCCCCTTGGCTGGGGTTCGGCCACACATAGATATTTCCCAAAGTCTCTGTGGGTTCATAGTAAATTGCCTTCGGCCACGGTCCATTGAGTGTCTTCAACCCAATCATCTCATATTGCTCAATATTCAACACAGAAACTGGGTAATCTAATCCCCCATTTGTAATTGGCTGACCATTGGAATAAGTATTAATCCTAACAAAACAAGAATTAAGCCTCAAAGGTCTTTGATAATATGAATTAATGGTTTCACTTGTTATGGGACTTGTATAAGTCTTATTTAGTAAATAAGTACCAGCCTCATTTACATTATTTCCTGCTCCTGTAAGCATTTGTACAATTGTTGTACCTGAAGTAATGCCAGTTCCACTAAGAGTTTGCCCAAGAGAAATACCACCAGACTGGATAGAAGTAATAGTGAGAACATTACCAGTAATGCTTCCAGTAAAGATAGCACCAATTTGCCCACCTGGACCAATGGTGTATTGAGTCTGTCCAGAAACAACAGGAAATATGATTTCATTCTTATAAAACACCATCATGTCTTCATTAGACCATTGGTCTAACATATCTTGAAGCATATCAAACGCATCTTGACTTGCCTCTGCAGTTGGAGTTTCACCAGCCTCTAAAGCACCAATGTCTTTTAATGCTCTACTAATAATGTCAAGTGGTGTTGTCATTGTGTAAACTCCACAACATCACCAACATTTAAACCACTAACAAAGGTAACTGAAGTAGTGCTAGTTTCTGTATAGTTTAATGTAATAACCTGTTTACTACCATTTACATAAACTTTTAAATTATTTGTGCCTACTACATAAGAAAAAGGAACAGTAACAACTGTTTGACCTTGTGTTGCAGTAACATAACCTTGCCCACCAGAGCCAGTTCCATTGATATTGTCATAAGTACCAATTAAAACATTATTAGCATCATTAATAGTAAATTTGTAAGAAACCCCAGCAGTTAACCATATTTCTCCACTTGGTACTCTACCAGCAGAATTTAAAACAATAGGGTTTGATTGGGCAATATTTCCTAATGAACTTGTATAAGATGCTTGTGGAGTGGATGTTCCTGCCAAATAGGTGTAAATAAGCCCACCAGACAAAGGAACACCATTATTATCAAAAAATTGCCATCCTGCGCCACCTATAGGTGATAAATTAAATGCCATATAAGCCCCTGAATGTTTGGTGTAAATACTTGTTTAGTTAGCAGTTTCCGCATACCATTGAAAATTAATGGCTGAACTTGTTGGAACTGAAATACAAATAGCTCCTGAAGTTGTATATGATTCGCTTGTTGCACCACCAGGTGCAGTACCAAAACAAACTACAGCATTTAATTGACCAGGAATAGTCCTGTTTGGTGTTTGCCATATTAATTCTTTATCTGCATAAAGTGAACCTGAAGTAGTGTATTGGTAAGTGACAGAATAAGCGGCTTCTTCAGCGGCAGAGTAATAAGTTGAACCTGAAGCGTATGGATTTCCTTTTACAGCTACTTTCCATACTGTTGAACCACCCCAAAATGGCAAAACAATAGCTTGAGCAGAACCAGTATTGCTTATATAAGCAAATCCTGTAACATTTTTAATACTAATATTAGGTGTTAATTGAGTTGTATTAATATTTAATCTTGTTTGAGGGCAATTATAAACTTCACCACCTTTAATATTTAAAGCAGTTAAATTATCATTAATTGTTGCAATCGGCCCAAGCAAATTTCTAAACTCGCAACCATCAAAATTATAAGTACCATACCCTGCATTTAATACTGATGCAGTTGTACTTTGAGTGTAATTTGATGTAGTAGCGTTACCATCAAAAATACAACCTTTAAAAGAAATATTTAATGTAACTCCAGTATTGTATGTAATAGCATAGTTATACATATTTCTAAAAGTACACCCTGTAAACAATGCTTGTAAATTTTGTGATTGTAAAGACACAAATCCTGTAAATGTTGTATATTGCGCGTTCATTACAAAATCAACAGCAGTAAAATTTATAGATTGTTCAGCAGTTGCGCCTTGAAACAATATAGAATTGTATTTTGTGTATTCTATTGTTCCATTTGTAATTTGAATATCACGACAATTATCTAAAATACTAATAGCATAATTTGGTAAATAAATATCAAAATTAGTTAATTGAATATTTTGTGCACCATTAAATACAATTCCGCTTAAACATTGGTCAATTTGAATATTTGATATTACTCCATCTGACCCAGAGATTGCTATAGCCACACCAGGCGATGACATAAACATATCAGAAATAAAGAATCCTTGCGCATCTGTTGCAATTACAGCATTAGAACCAGAACCACTTATAGTAAATAAATTACCTATTCCTACTGGTTGACCACCAGGATCAGCAGTAGGAACACCCCCAATTAAACCAGAGCCTACTTGAAAACCTACATAAGATGTCCCAGTAAAACTATTTAAATCTATATAAGATGCACCATTTCCTGTTCCATAAAATGTTTGACCTTTACGAACATAAATAGTATTGGTAATTTTATATTTACCAGCAGGAACAACAATGTTGTATTGCAATGCACTAGACCATGTTACAGTAGCTTGTGTTGCGGCATTAAAAGCCGCTGTACTATCTGCAACTCCTGTAGGGTCAGCTCCAAAATCTAATACAGAAATAGTTTCTGCTAATTTTTGATTAATTGGTCTATTAATAGAACCAGTTATGCCTTCGTAATATTTTGGAATTAATGTTGTCATATAAAACCTTTTTAAAATTTATGCCCAAGGCAATTTTGGATTTGTTATTAAAATATTTTGTATAGCAGTTAATTGATTGTCAATTGTTAGTTGAATTGCATCAATTCCTGATAAATTTGGAGCGGCAAGTTCAGCATTTGAAAGTTGGTTTTTTCCCCAAGAAATTACTTGGGCTTCTGTTAACTGATTAAATGGTATAAATGTATTAGATGAAACATAAGGAATGTCTTGTTCAAAATCTAATGATGTAGTATTTATTCCATCAGTCCCAGTTACTTTATAAGAAACAGACAATACAACATTAGCTTCACTATTTGAAAGTGGGTTAACTTTAATTGAATTTACAGACCAAGTATAAGTATTTGACATTTTATAACCTTTTAGTTAAATAAACAGTTTGGTTATATCCAATATTTCCAGTATCTTGATAAGTTACTTTGATTCTTATTTGATTAGTTGTGGGGCTTGTTGTAAATGTAGATTCTGTTGTACCATTCCAAAAAACTGCTGTAACAACTAATTGAGCTGGAAATGCAGGAATAGCATTTATTCCTAGTTGGGTATATGAAATATAATTTCCGTAAGAAGAACCATTGTATCCATAACTTATAAAAATTAATCCTGCAATAGTAGAATAATAGCTTGTACTTCCAGTAGCGTAAGGGTCACCACCAACATAAACATCATAAATAGCACCTAAACCATACCCAACAGTTGCAGTATTACTATAAATACTTGTATCAACTATTGAATAAGGACTACTTGTGCTTGTTTGAGCATATGATTTACCATGTAAAACATTAAATGCCGCTGTATTTGGTGTTGTTCCACCAATAGCAGGAGGGCTAGATAAATCTAATGAACCACCTAAAGTTAAATTGCCAGTAGATGTAACTGTTCCAGTAAGACTAATTCCTGAAACTGTGCCTGTACCGCTTACGCTAGTTACTGTTCCCAAATTGCCTGTTAAAGCTACACCATTGGCACTTAAAACACCAGTAGAAGGTACAAAACTTAATTTAGTGCTTGAAGTAGTCTGTGGTAAATTCCCAGTTGTTGCAGAAACAATGGTTGGATACCAAGTTGCACTAGAACTTGTGTTATCTGTAATTGCTGTATTTGTAGCATTAGTTGCAGTACCAACAGACAAAGTAGATTGTGCTACCCAAGTAGGAGCAGAGCCATTAGACTCTAATACATATCCACTTGTGCCAATTCCAAGTTTAGATAATGCAGAGCCAGATGCATAATAAGGCAAGTCCCCTGCTGTGAAGCTAGTAAGTCCAGTTCCTCCAGCAGTTGTGGGAGTTGTCTTCCAACCAATTACTTGAAGTGTTGATGAATTATCTTTATAGAATAATTTGCCATCAGTATAGTTAATAGCTAATTCACCACTAGCTAAATTGCTAGTAGATGGAGTATTCCCTGTAGTACCAGAGTTATACAGTATTATGGGAGTGTAATTAGTCTGAGCCATTTTTAAATATTAGGTGTAAAAACTTGAGGCATCCAAGGAGGAATTACAGCTTGCTTTTCCAAATATTTTAACTGTTCTTGCAGTCTAGAGGTAATAATATTTACCCCATCTTTCATGGTTTCAGCCTCAATCCACTGAGCCACCATTTGTTCTGTAACTTGCTCAAAAGGCACTTTAATCTCAG